TATAAAATAATTAAAAATAATAAAAATATTATTATTAAAGATGTCGATAATAATGATATATCAGATAAATTAAGAAGAATAGAAATTAAAAAAAATAATGAAGTTTTGATGTGGATAAATCCTTCAAGATTAGGTCTTATGTTTAATATTGAATAAATCATGACTTATCCCATCCTTTCCAGTTATAAATAGTTTTTTCAAGTGGATCAGAGTCAGATTCATAATCAGAATATGATGGACTATAATTATTGTGTATTTCAATTATTATGAATTTTTTATTAGTATAATTTTTCCAACATTTTTGTATTTTCCTTGCAGATAATTCTTTTTTTACATTCATATATTTAAAAGCCCAGCAATCTAAAACATGATTTTTTGTAAATTTCATAAATATATCTTTTGAAATTTCACCTAATTCCCATTTAAGCTTTAACTCCATAATTTTATTAAATTTTTCATTCATAAAACCTTTTTTATAATCATCTGTAATTTTTCCTTGTATTTCATTATTTAATTTTGTTTTTACTCTTTTGATTGCTCCTTCGCGTTTATATTGTGGTATATTATTCCACATCGATATTTTGTTGTAATTAAATAACTTAATTTAATTAATTACAAAATTATTCAATTTTTTACCATATTATTGCATCTTTTTCACCTAAAATTTTATTTACTTCCATAAATGTATTAAAGTTATTAAAAGAAGGATATCCTTTCATTTTTTTACTACAGCCTAATGGTGATGGATGAGAACAAATAAGAATTTTATGATTTTTATCTGGATATATTTCTGGATTAACGTTTGAAAAAATATCTAATGCAAATCCTCCCCATGATACAAAAATAACATTTTTTGTATTTTTTGCTATATAAGCTAATAAAGATATTGTAAATGGTTTCCATAATTTAAGATAACTCCTGGGTTTTTTATGTTTAACTGTTAAAGAACAATTAAGTAGAAGAATTCCCTGATTAGCCCAATTTACAAGTGTTTTATCTGTAATTGGATCGCTTATTTTCTTTAATATATTCCTGAGCGAAGGTGGTGTTTTAATATTATTGTTAACGGCAAATGCTAATCCATTTGCTTGATTTTCACCATGATATGGATCCTGACCTAATATAACTACTTTTGTTTCTTCAATATTAAAATATTTAAAACAATTAAAAATATTATTTGTTGTTGGATATATTGTATTTATACCATATAAATTATCAGATTCTAAAGAGTAAGTATTATCTATTTCTGGATATAAATCCAGTAATTTAATTATAATTTCTCTCCAGTTTTTATCAATATCCATTGCAGCATTTCTTAATTTCATAATTATATTAATAAAAAATATTATTTAATATAATTAATTAAAGTGTAAGATTTTGTTGAATCCATCCTCTAATTTTATTATTTGTAGGAGTTAAAATGTGATTGATACCTTGAATATATTTTTCAATGTCTTTTTCATTTTCACTTTCATTAATAAGTTTTAGTGTACTAAAAACAACTACTAATATCTTCTGATCGTATAATGGTTTAATATTTTCGAATACCTTATCAATTGTTATTGATTCTTGATCTTCAGTATTTGTTTTAAATAAATCTGGTGTATCTAAATCGAGTATATTACCATATAATGATAGTGTGTGAAGTATTGATTTTTTATCTGCTTTTTGATAGGTTTTAATTAAATTTTTAATGCCATTTTTTGCTAATTCAAGAATATAATTAAATATTTCATTATCTGTATTTTTATACCATTTATAAAATCTTCTGATTGCATGGAATAAATAATATAAATCATCTTTAGAATCTCCTTCCCACCATCTTAATAATCCCTGAACTAGTGTAGGTCTATGTAAATACAGTGTATTTTGACTAATGCTTATTTTCGTTCCAATAGGACAATATCCTAGTATAGCTAATGTTATAATAACTTGCAATGGTTCTAATATCATATCACTTTGTTCTTTAACATTTTTTCCCCTTAATAATTCTAGTGCAACAGGTGCTAATGACGTCATTATAAGATATATTATATATAATCGATATTTTTAATATAAAAAAATTGATTTTAATATTTTGTATTTTAATAATTTTAAACTATCAAAATGGCATACGAACAAGATAAATACATCGCAACTCCTGAAACAGCTACTAATACTCTAGATAAGTATGGAGTAGCAATTATACCAAATATTTTAGATAGTGATGAATGTGAATCTCTTAAAAGTGAGGTTTGGGATTATTTCGAACATATTACACAAAAATGGGACATTCCTGTTTCTAGAGATAATGATGAAAGTTGGAGGGAGCTTTTCAAATTATTTCCAAAACATGCAATGTTACATCAGCATTTTAGTTGCGGACATTCACAAGCAGTATGGAATGTAAGACAAAATCCTAAGGTAGTAAATGTATTTTCACATATTTGGAAAACAAAGCCAGAAGATTTATTAGCATCTTTTGATGGACTTAGTTTTGCTGTCCCTCCTGAGATTACAAACAGAGGATGGTATAGAAATCATACATGGTATCACAGTGATCAGAGTTTTACTAGGCCAAATTTTGAATGTATTCAGGGGTGGGTAACTGCTTATGATGTTAATGAAAAAGATGCAACACTTGCATTTTATGAGGGTAGTAACAAATATCATGCTGAATTTGGAAGAATTAATAATATTACAAATAAAACAGATTGGTATAAGTTGACTGATGCAGAAGAAAAATTCTTTATTGAAAGGGGATGTGTAGAAAAAAAAATTAAATGTCCTGCAGGTAGTCTTGTATTATGGGATAGTAGAACAATACATTGTGGCACTGAAGCTATGCGAGGTCGCGAAAATCCTAATTTTAGATTAGTAGTATATACTTGTTATCAACCTAGATCGTTTGCTAATGAAAAAAATATTATAAAAAAGAAAAAAGCATTTGATGAACTAAGAATGAGTAGTCATTGGCCTACAAAGATTAAATTATTTCCTAAAAACCCTCGTACTTATGGTAATCCTATGCCTGAAATCACTCCAATTTCATCTCCTGAATTAACAGATTTAGGAAAAAAATTAGCTGGATTTTAAATTATTCTTATAAAACAAAATATAAAAATAATTTATTTAGGAAAATCACAATTTTATTTATTTACTATGTTGTAGTGCCTTTTTTTTTAGATTTTTAAGTTTTTCAAAACCTAAATTGTCTAATGAATCATATAAATCAGATGGTGAGTTTAAAATTTCTTTATTTTCTTTTATTATATTTAAAATTTCTTTTGAATATTTTGTATTTTGTAACATTGCTTTTCTAATATAAACTTTATAACGGCGTATTTCTTCTGATTTTACTGCATTTTTTATTTTATTATTTTTACTTGGTATATCATCATATTTACCTCCATTGTCTAAATATTTTACTGCGTATTTTTTTAATTGTTCTTCGTCCATTATATAATTATTATATATTTATATAATAGTAAATGTCTTATGACTATATTTTTAAAATATTAATAATTGGCTCTCTAGCTACTGGTAAAACAGCAATTACAGAGCGTTTTACAAGAAATAGATTTAATTGCGTGCACAATAGTACGATTGGTGTTGATTTTTCATCGGTATTAACTACTGTAAATAATACTGATAGAATTAAAATTCATCTATGGGATACTGCCGGAAATAAATCATTCGGTCCAATTATAAATTCATATTATCGTGGAGTTGCAGGAACAGTAATAGTATTTGATATTTCAAATAGAAAAAGTTATGACGCTATTAATTATTGGTATAATCAAATAGAAGAGCATTCGGATAATGATAATATGAGTATTTTGCTTATTGGTAATAAAAGTGATATTAGTTCTAATAGAGTTGTTTCATATGAAGAAGCATCACTTCTTGCAAAAACTCTTAATATGATATATTATGAAACTAGCGCTAAAAACAATGAAAATATATATGAATCATTTCATTCACTAATAAAAGATATTTATAATAAAATAAATATAAATGATCTGGGTCCAGGAGTAAGGCGTCATTTCTAAAAAGATATTTAAGTTTTAATAAAAAAAGAAAAAAAAAATGTGAGTTCTTGTTGCTGTATTTGTTAGTATTGGTATAATCTTTCTAAAATTAATGAAAATGATATTTCACCTCCATTTAAGTTTATTGGGTGTCCTTTATCATCTAATAATCTTACTTTTAATTTTTCGATAGTTACAGGTCCAAAATATCTTCTACCATTATCCATACCTGCAGCATTAGGTATTATAAGTGGAGCTTGTAAATTTGTAGATAATCGTTGAATTGGGAATCTAAATAAAATATCACTTGATTGTGGTGCATAATATTGATTTATTTTATTTGATCTCTGCGTACCTCTTATTTCATTCATAGTATATTTTTGTGCGGCAGTTAATGTATCTTGTCCTTTTATACCATATTTAAATGCAGGAGTTCCTTTTCTAAAAGGTCTTTTGAAATTTTCAAAGAAAAATTTATTTTCACTTATATTTTTATCTTTATCTTCTTCATTTATTTCATTTGGTAAAGTAGTTATATTTGCCCCTGATGCATCACAAGAAGGATATATTTGTGATAATTCTTTTGCATAAGTAGGCATTTTAAATTTATTTGTTGTTGTAGGCATAGTCATAGTACCCATAACACCACTATTTCTGTTGTGATTAAAATCATCAATTTCTAATATTAAATATTTCGTTCCTAATTCATTCCATACACTCTGACTAAACATACCAAAATAAGTATTTCCACTAATATCATTCAATGATAAATCCGCTACAATATTCAAACGTTTATCTATGTTTTTAAACTCACTAATTTCTTCTCTAAAACCTAAAGACCACCCTAATGTTGAGTTGATTTTTTTTCCAGTATTTTTTTTTAAACATTCATTAAACTTACCCTGTGGATTATCAACTAAAGGAATCGTAGTGTTAAATTCTTCTTCACTTTCTTTAATATTATTAGTTATATTACAGCAATTACTACAACATCCACATCTATCTCTATTATACCATCTAATTTTAATATTAGTAAAATTATCTCCAATAATAGGTGACGAAGGATAAAAGGCAAAATATGTTTTTTGATTACTTTTATTAATAAACATTGTAGGATAAGGAGCACCAAATTTCCATACTTTTTTTAATTCACTATTTATTAATTCTGTAATTCCGCTTATATCATAGTTACCTTCTGGTATTCTTAAACATAAAGGTATATTATCAATAATTAACTCAAATGTAGTGTTTCCATAATTGTTTGAAAAAGCATAGTAACCTGCTAATGGAACTTCTATACTTCCTACCGTCATAGCCATAACATTTGTTATTGGTTGTTGTAATGTAAAAAGAAAATCAGTAGAACTATCATGTTGTTCGTATTTATTAGATACTATACTCCCAAACTCTGAACATTGTGCTGATTCAATTCCAGTTGGTTTTATTTCACGATATTGGCTATCTACGTTTACCCAACTTATAAACACATTTTGTAGTGTAGGATTACGATAACCCTGTGCAAAAGGAATTTGTGCGAATGCATTTGGAAGCATTAATCGTTGTTGTAATTGTGGAGCATGTCCGCTCACACCTTCCATAGGTACACTAATATATTCTCCTCTATTAGGCATTACATGTTCACCTATTCTTTCAGGTCCAGTTTTACCGTTGAAATATCTATTTCTTAATACATTAGGACCTGCATCTTCTACTTCTGGATTAAGAAATTCATCCATTTTTTCTTTTGCATCCTTAATGAATTCACTACCTTGCTCGTATAATTCTTCTGCTTCTTCCATTAGTTCCTCTGCTTTTTCTTCAAGTGTTTCCTTATTATCAATTACATCATCTAGTAAATTATCTACTTTACCTAAAATACCTTCTACAAGATTGTAGTTAGAAACTAACTTGTTCATGGCTTTTGAAAAAAATTCTACATATGCAGTTTGTTTAAGCTTTTGATATTTTTCAATAAATCCAGCTGCTATTTTCATAATTGATTCTTTTTTTAAAGGCGATGTAATTCCAAATATATCTAGTAATTCATCTAATCCATAATTATCTATATCAAAATCAGGTTCATCACCGCTCATTATATACTATTTGTATTTTATATCTAATTAAAAATACAAATAAATTAATTAACGTCTCTTACGATTTGTACGTCTATGCTTTTTCTTACCTTTTCTCATTTTTTTTGTTTTTTTTGATTTACGTACCTTTCTAGATTTTTTTCCTTTTTTGGGTTTTCTTTTCTTTTTTTTTGTTTTTCTTTTACCTCCTAATTGCCCTGGTTTCATTATTAACTTGTTTTTTTTAGGATCTCTTTTTTTAGGATCTCCTACATTTTCCTCTTTTGAAAATTTTGGATCGCTTAAATCGACCGGAAGAGCCTCATTCATCTCTCGTTGTAATTCTTCTAGTGTCTCTTCTTTTTCTTCATTATCATCTTCTACACCTAAATATGTATTTCCTCGTGAAAGAGTTTTATTAAATTTTTCTTTAAATTTATTTATTTTATCTTTTGGACTAGCCATATAATATTACCTAATACTTTTTTCTATATGTGCGTTTTCTGGTTTTTCTAAATTTACGAGCCTTCTTACTGTTTCGGTGCCTTTTTTTTAGTGCCTTTTTTTTAGTTTTTTTTGCATTCTTTCTCTTATTACGTTTTTTAGTACCTCCCCTCTTACGTTTTCCTAATGATTTAGAGGATATTGGGAGAGTACAAGCACTACCTAAACCATCCACCCACAAGTCAAATTCGACTTCTGTTTCTTTATTACCACCACGTTTTTGTTTTTTGTTGATTACAGAATAAGGATTATTTTTAGGACATAGTAACATACGATAACCATCATCTCGAGCTTTTTCACGAGCAGCTTCACCAGAAGTTTCTCCTTCTTCTAATGTTTTAGTTTTTGATAAAATACCATACATATCATGAGAAAATGCAGCAAAAGGTTTAAGTAAATTTGAAAGTTCTCTATTATATTTAGCTTCTGCTTCCTCGCTTCTTACAACACCTTCTTCCATAGGAACTCCGTTTACTTTTAAGAAATTATAAAGGGCTTTCACAGCAGGAGCATATTTGCAGCGTTCCTCAACATCTCCACAAGCCGCAACAAATCTCCATCCAAATTTATAGTAAAGTGTAATAACTGTTTCTAAACCATAAAGAACAATACCATGATCTAATTTTGATCCTAAAAATTGTATTGCTTTAAGTACATTACCTCCACGAGCATATATTTTACTCTGCATTTGTCTGCTTTTAATATTTGGGATTTTCTGACTTCCTAAAACAAGCACATCCATATCGGTTGTTTCTGGTGAAATATCCTCATCATCTTGTAACTGAATAGCAGATAGTTCTTCTGAACCAACATGTCCTTCTCTATAAGGATTGTGTGTAACGCGTATTAAAGAAATACTACGTACACTTCCGAGTTGTGATTCACCATTAGCTACATTTATATCACGCTGAATTAAAATAAGATTTGCATCAGCATCTTCCACATCTTCTATTTTATCGCGAATATAACTATCAGGAAGACCATACTGACACATAGCAGCAAGATCACCGGTTTTTTTAGGGATCTCATTAAAACCAGCTGTAAAGTCACCCTTATATGTTAGCGTAGCTTTACCCATATCAGTAATTTCCTGATTTACGCGTACAGATATTCCTAATCCCATTAGTACCTTTTCATCACAATAAACTTCTACATCTAATTTTGGTGCAATTACCTTTGATTCTCCAGACATATATATAAATGTGATAAAATTGAATTATAATTTAAATTTCTAAAAAAAATGCATCATATAATTATCATGACAAGCATACTATTTTCAGGCGATATTTGTGAATTATGTTGTTCTGACTTTAATAAAACTACCAATTCTAGAGTAGAATGTCCTAGTTGTGAATATCCTGTATGTCGTAGTTGTACTAGAATATACTTATTAGGAACAATGGATAATCCTCACTGTTTAAATTGTAAAAATAGATGGCAGCTAGATACACTTATAAAAAATACATTAAAATCATTTGTAAACGGAGATTATAAAGAACATAGGAAAAAAATGTTATTCGATCATGAGAAAAGTCGAATGCCTGAAACAATGAATGCAGTCGAAAATTATAAAAAGGTTAAAGTATTGACAGTAGAGTATAAAGCAGAAAATGCTAAATTAAAAGAATTAGAAGCTAAAATAAGAGAATTAGAAGATGCTCGTTATAATCTTAAATGGAAAGTTTCAGGTATAAAAGGCCGTTTAAATGATTATAAATGTGGCATTGAAAAAAGTATTAAAAAAGAATTCAAACAAAAATGTCCTAAAGATGGATGTTTGGGGTTTCTATCTACTCAGTGGAAATGTGGATTATGTGAAACTAAAGTGTGTTCTAAGTGCTTAGCTATAAAAGAAAATGAAATACCGCACGAATGTAATGAGGATGATGTAAAAAGTGCTGAATTAATTAAGAAAGAAACAAGAAGCTGTCCCTCATGTGGAACAAATATATTTAAGATTATGGGGTGTTTTGAAAAAGATACAAAAATTTTAATGTGGAATACAGAAGTTAAAAATATTCAAGATATTAAAATAGGAGATGTATTAGTAGGTAGTGATGGAACCAAAAGAATTGTAAAAGAAACATTTTCAGGAAAAGATAACTTATACACTGTTAAACAAAATAATGGTGAAACATATGTTGTGAATTCAAAACATGAATTACTATTGAAACCAACTTATTATAAAAAAATTAAAATTACTAATAAAAATATAATTCATTATTGGTTTGATAGAGAAAAATATTTATTTAAAAGTAAAAAAATACCATATAATTCTGAGAATTTTAATACAATACTAAAAAATGTTAAGGAGTTTTCATCATCAATATTAGAGAAACCGTTTAAAATTACAATAGATAATTACTTAAAATTAAATAAAAGCACTAAAAACAGAATATATGGTTTTAAAGGTAATAATATTCATTGGAAGAAACAAAAAGTTGAGTTTGATCCATATATTTTAGGTTCATGGCTAGGGGATGGTTATAGTGATGGTTCGGGTATATCTAGTAATGATGTACCTATTGTAAAAAAATGGATGGAATGGTGTAAAAATAATGATGCAGAATTAGTACATACTGCAGCTTATAGATTTTCAGTGAGAAGAAAAGGTGCAGGATATAAGAGAGGAGCGATTGGTTCTGAAACTGAATGCAAAGGTTGTGAAAAACAAAAATTCTCTTTATGTACTACAAGTATTAATTATAGTTCATCTAAAAGAAAAGCTAAATCAACATCTCCACTTAAAGATATTCTAAGGAAATATAATTTAATTAAAAATAAGCATATCCCTAAACAATATTTAATGAATTCAAGGGAAATTAGATATCAATTACTAGCGGGAATTATTGATACTGATGGTTGTTTAACTAATCAAAATAAACGTATTACTATTGTTCAAGTTAATGAAAAATTATCTAATCAGATTTGTTTACTAGCTAGATCTTTGGGATACAACGTAACTATAAGAAAAATTCCTAAAAAAAATGTAAAATTACCAAATTGTAGTGAAAGAAAAGATTGTTATGACCAATTTAGAATAAATATTTCTGAAATTCCAACTATTTTAAAAAGAAAAAAATGTATTAATTCACAGCCAAATAAAGATTACTCAAGAACTGGAATTAAAATTTTATTTAATAGAAATGATAAATATTATGGTTTTATGGTAGATAAAGATAATACCTTCATATTACCAGATTTTACATCAGTAAAAAATTGTGACCAAATGTGGTGTGTACAGTGTCATACAGCTTTCAGTTGGAAAACTGGTATGAAATTAACAGGTGTTATTCACAATCCACACTTCTTTCAATGGCAGGCTAATGGTGGAGAAGCTGCTCCGGTAAATCTTCCAGGAGTTCAAATGTGTGGTGGCCTACCTTTCTGGACTACATATCGTTATAACGTTAAAAATCAATTATCAAAAATATTTAGATTAGAAAATCCTGAACTTTATAATAATTATCTAACATTTTGTAGAGAATTATATCGTGCATCTCATCATTTTAATGATGTTGAATTAGATAATATTAGACACAAAGTTAATAACGCTCAAGATAATAAGGTTCTTAGGATTAAATATATGGCTGGTGAATTAGAAGAAGGTAATTTTAAAACTCAAATTATGAGTAAAGATAAAAAACAGAATAAACTTCGAGCAATACTTGAAGTTTATGAATTAGTTAATGTTATATTAAGTGAAACTCTAAGAGATATTCATGAAACTTCTATTGAATTTCACAATAATTATTTACAACATGCAAATAATTCTGAAAATTGGGTACAAACTATTAAAAATGATGTTATTAATTATTTTAATAATAAAATAAATCGCATTGAAAAAGTTAGAAGGTATGCAAATTATGAATTATTAAAAATTAGTGTATTATATTCTCAAACTGTCGGTATTATTAATACAGAATACTACACTACTAATCGTAAATTTAAAAAGACTGATATTGAAACATACAAAGACGCACATCATTTAATTAGTATTTAATTTATTTATGAATATTATCAAATAATGAATGAAAGAAGTGTTTCATTACAAATTTTGCTTTATCATCAAATCTATTCCAGTTAATAGTTGTAATACCCTGTCCTCTTTTATAATGTCGGCTACCATAAAATAATATTAATTCTAATATTTGAATAACTTTTTTATTTTCTATTTCATTAATATCTTTTCTATAAGCTGAATTGTATATATATCTATTATAATTATGATCGCTTTTATAGATACATGTTTTGTACTTAAGATTAATATAATTTCTTATAACACCAATACCTTCTATTGAATTGGTATCGTTATTCATTTCAATAACAAATACTAAAGCCATGTATGGTACAGTACTAGGCATTTTTTTATTTAATCCATAAATACATCCACGCCAATCATGTTTTTTACGCCAGTTATAATTTTCTTTAAATGTTTCATTTGTAAATCGTGTAGTACCTATATAAAACTTTTCATCTTTATCTACCATTAATACTATTAAAATTTATTTATGGGTTTTATATATTCGTTATATTTTTAAGATAAATCAATTTTTTGGAGAGAAAATACCAATAAAATACGTATTTTATTATTTTAAGAATACTAGAATGTTAAATAATTTTTTTTTGTAATATTTTTTATCCATAATCTCTCCAAATTATTAAAATTAAAGAAATCCGCTACAGAATCTTCTGTGATTTTATCAGGAAAATCTTTTATTTTTGTTATATCAGGTATAAATTCAAACGCATATCGTTCTAAATATTTCATTCTATATCTTGTAGTTTCATATACAAGAAGTGTCATTCTTAAAGATAAAAATTCTTTTAATCTAATAAATTCATCATGATCTTTATTAATAATAACATAATTATCACGATTACTTATTCCAAAAACTCCATTTTTATCATAGTATGGAAACCCATACATCTTATGTGCTAGAACTAGTTTTGGTATACCATGATAACTGCATTTTATATTAGAATAATTAATTTGTAATTGAGGTTGAATGTAATTTATTGAATTTAAAGTACATGTTTTTATATTCATAAATGGAAAATTTTTATTCATATTAGAAGAGGTTTTTAACCCTTTATAACCAGGACGCATGCTAGTTTTAATAACATTAATACTTCCAACTTTATTTACCCATTTTATAAGTTTTTTAATAATAGTTGTATAACATAAAGGAATTGAAATATTTGGTATTAAAATCATTTTATCAAAAGTATCTGTATGTTTATTATAAATATCAACAACTCGTTCAATATTATTTTGTTTTTTACATTTCTGAAATGTAAAATAACACGTTGGTGTTTGTGCTTCTCCGTTAAATATTTTATTTGTTTCTGTATTTGTAAGACATCCTAATTTAAGATTTTTACTATTATTTATAATAATATTATGCATTTTATGGTCTCTTTTTAACCATATTGATGGTGTTATAAAGGTAATATAACCCCCTACTTTTAAATTTTCTAAGGAATTACTAACAAATCTACCCCAAATTGTTTTACCATCATTTTTTTTTGTATTTTCTTTATTAGTAGGCACTTTTATTAATCCATTAATATTAAATGGTGGATTTCCTACAATAACATCAAATTCTTGATTTTGATAATCTAAATAATTACCTAATAATATATTAGCATTCTCTCCAAATATTTTAAATAATTCAGGCAAATGTTCTTTATTTATTTCTATCATATATAATTGTTTTGTAATTATATGATGGTGTCTTTTTTTTAGTGCTTTTTTTTCAGTTTTAAGACCTTTCATTAAACGTTCATAAATTTTCATCATAAAATATCCAGTACCGGCACAAGGATCTAGCCATTTTAAATTTGGATTAGAGAATAATTCTTGAGGAAGTAAATCTAACATTTTATCAATTAGTGTAAAATTTGTAAAAACCTCGCCGAATAATTCTTTATTTTCTTTTTTTGAAATAAGATTTTGATTAAAATTGGAGAGAAAATGAAGAGAAATAGCCATATTTACTAATTAATAAAGATTGATAAGTAAATATGCGAGTATTTACGATTTAATTAAATTTCTAAAATTTTTCTAAATTTAAACTTCCAAATATTTATACTTTTGCATCTTTCTTTTGGAAGTTTACTAAAAATACCCCTTACAATATTTTTAGTTAGGCATCCAGAACAATTACAAATATTTTTTGGAATATTTTTATTTTCACATTTGAAAATCCAATTATGTTCGTACAGCATTTTAAATATATTTTCTTGTTTTTCTTTTCTCCACTCAAGACTATCATTATTACTATTATTTCTAAGGTCTTGTAAAAAATCTATCATAATATCATTAACTTTTTCGGTTCGTTCATTTAAACTCATCGATCGTGTAATTCTTATGTTTTTTTTCTTTTCTTTAAATGAAAAATTAGACCTACAAATAGGACATGTTTCTTTTATTATGGACCATTTTTCTAAACAGGTATAACAAAAACTATGAGTACATTCTAAAGAACACACATTTACCATATTTTTAAAACAAATAGTACAATAATTATTCATTATAATTTATATATTTTTTATATATCTAGATTTAACTATTAATTTTTTGACTTATAAGACTACAATTGTTACAAGAATTTAATCCTAACAACATACAACAATAATCCGCATCTTCTTTTATTTTATATAAATTAGTATCTTTTATTAAATCATTTACTAATTTTGGTTCTCCACATATATGATCTCCACAATGATCTGCTGCATTTAAAACAGCATTAATTTTTGTTATAGAACTATCTTCTGGTTTTATAGCCCATCTGCCTAGTTTAATAGCAGTGTCTTTTTTAGTTAACTTTCTTATTACTGATCTAAACATAATTAATAACTAAAATTTTTAGTTTTTAAATATTAATTCAATTTATCTTTTACGTCCACCAATTTTTACTGATTTTACTCGACGTTTACCATATTTATGCTTTCGACGAGATTTTTTTGCTAGTTTAAAAGCTTTTGAATTTTTTTTACATCCATTTTCTAATATTTTAAAATCAACTGCAGCCGCTTTCCCTCCAGTAATTGAACTAGCTAAACGTGCTCTTCCCCATGAAATAGCTGTTTGATTTGGTCTTGAACCAGAAGAATAATAGGCTCCTGCACCTTTACTTACTATTTTATTTAAAGCTTTCTTACTACATCCAGTTTTTTTTGCGAGTGTATTATCTACTACTATTTTATTAATATTGTAAATTTTCATTGCTTTTTTTACATGAGGAGAAATTTTACTTTTAAAACTTTTTACCTTTTTGCGTGTATAATACTTCTTTTTTTTATATAATCGCCTGGATTTTTTTAATTCTTTTT